GGTATAGTAGGGAAAGCACCACTTTGCTTCCAGCATTAACCAGTGCCCCGGCTCTTCCAATTTTTCACAGTTGACGTAAGCCTGGCAATGTGATAAAATGGTATTGTAAGAAAGGGGTGAAAGTGTATGGACGAAATTGTTCAGCTTATTTCAAATGTGGGCTTTCCTATCGCTTGTTGTCTTATCATGTTTTTCTATGTCAACAAATCTGCGGAATACCACAAGGAAGAGATTAGCAATTTGACGAAGGAGTATAAGGCAGAGATTTCTGAGCTTTCTACTGCCATCAATAACAACACTTCTGTCATGCAGTCTCTTATCAACACGCTCACGATTAAATGACTGAGCAAGAACTGAGAACGTCAGTTTACTCTTTCGCTCAATCGTGCATCGGCCTTAATGAATACGACGGCAGTTATAGAAAAATAATTGACGCCTATAATAGCTACCAAACAGATGTAGGAGGCCCGACTGTAACATACGCTTCACCGTGGTGTGCTGTGTTCGTTTCATATGTCGGCATTGCTTTAGGCTTAACGGATATTATTTTTCCAACAGCCTATTGCCCTTACATGGTAACGCTATATCAGAACATTAACCGATGGGAAGAAAATGATGCTTATGTTCCTCAGATGGGGGACATTATTCAATACGATTGGGATGACTCTGGTTCTGGTGATAATCAGGGGCAACCAGACCACTGCGGTATAGTTGGCGTTGTAAACGGAAACTCGTTTACAGTAATCGAAGGCAATAACGGAGATTCCGTTAAGCTGATGGAGCGCACAGTAGACCAAAAGTCTATCCGTGGTTACTGTCTCCCCGATTATGCTAGTATGGCCTCTGAGGGGCTAGAGTGGGTAGCTTACTACACTAACGAGCTTGGCAAAATGACAGCAGATGCAATGCGAAACAATGCACGTATCATCTGGAATTATTTTGGAGCTTTAGGTTGGTCAGTCAACGCCGTTGCTGGTATGCTAGGCAATATGCAAGTTGAATCAAGTTTGAACCCCGGTCAGACGGAAGCGACGTTTGCTCTCGGAGACCCAAACGCTGGCTACGGCCTCGTGCAATGGACACCCCGAACAAAGTTTAGTGATTGGGCGGGGGACGGTTGGGATGACCCGTTGCGTTGCGGCGATTTGGAATTGAGCCGGATTAAGTATGAGTATGACAACAATCTCCAATTCGGCCAAAATCCTTACTTTCCGTCTTATACAAATACGTGGCAAACGTTCATTCATTCCACCGATTCTCCCGCCACTTTAGCGGACATTTGGCTTGTGCAGTATGAGCGCCCCAATCTTTCAGCTTGGGAACAGACCCGGTCGTTGCGCATGACCTACGCCGACAAATGGTATACCTACCTAACAAATCTTCCAGCCCCACAGCCCGTTCCCAAAAAGTCAAAGTCAATGCCATTATGGATGATGATAAATCCATATGCTCGATTCTATTAAGGAGGAATTTTAATGTGCTAACCCGTGAACAGTTTCAGACGATTATCGGCAAGTATGCCACTGCCGACGATGAAGATACGCTCAAAGACGTTTCTGACCTTATGACTACGTTCGATGAAATGTCTAACCCGCAGTTGCAGCAGGAGCGCGACGAATACAAAGAAAAGTATGAGAACGTGGTGAAGGAATACAAAGACCGTTTTCTCACCCCGAATTCTTCGGCAGACCCCAAACTCCCGGAAGATGAACCTGATGAAGATGAATCTCCGGAAAAATATGACGACTTGTTTTCTTGAAAGGAGTAAATGCTTATGCCTGTTAAGCCTAAGATTAGGACGCTTACTACGTCCGCAGCGGACATTCTGAATGTTATCCGCAATAACGCTTCGGTCGATTATCGAAATTATGTCCCCAAAGCTGACGCAAACGATGTTGAATCCGTTCGCACGATTGGCGCGATTATCATGGATTATCCGGCTCTCCAGAATGAATTCCTGAATGCTCTGGTTAACCGCATTGGCCGCGTCATGCTTACGTCGAAGATGTATTCCAACCCCATCGCGTTCTTCAAGAAAGGCGTTCTTGAATACGGCGAGTCTATTGAGGAAATCTTCGTTAATATCGCTAAGGTTCAGGAGTTCAATCCTGAGATTGCCGAGCAGGAAGTTTTCAAGCGCGTTGTGCCCGATGTTCGTGCGGCTTTCCACATCATGAACTATCAGAAGTTCTACAAGGCGACCGTTACGCAGGAGCAGCTTAAACAGGCGTTTCTGTCCTGGGATGGCGTGACCGACCTCATTGCTCGAATCGTCGATTCTATGTACACTGGCGCTAACTACGATGAGTTCCTTGTTATGAAATACCTGCTTGCCCGCCATATTCTTGATGGCCGCGTGTACCCCGTCACTGTCCCGACCGTTACTGCTGAAAATGCGAAAGCTATTGTCACCACCGTTAAGGGCGTGTCCAATAAGCTGACGTTCATGAACAGCGATTACAACCCGGCGGCTGTCCGCACCTTCACCGAAAAGGGCGACCAGTACATGATTGTCAACTCTGTGTTCGATGCGACTATGGACGTGAACGTCCTTGCTTCTGCGTTCAATATGGACAAGGCCGAGTTCCTTGGTCATCGAGTTCTGATTGACGGTTTCGGCGACCTTGACATTGCCCGCCTTGGCGAAATCTTTGCGGGCGACCCGACGTATCATGAACCGTCTCAGGATGAGCTTACGGCTCTTAACGCAATCCCGGCAGTGATTGTTGACAAGGATTGGTTCATGGTTTTCGATATGCTGACGCAGTTCACTGAACAGTATAACGGTCAGGGCCTTTACTGGAACTATTTCTACCACGTGTGGAAAACGTTTTCGGTGTCCCCGTTCGCTAACTCTGTTCTGTTCGTTCCGGGCACTCCGTCGGTCACTTCCGTTGCTGTGTCCCCGGAGACTGCATCCGTCCCCAAAGGCGGTAGCGTGTCTCTTTCCGCTGTTGTTGAGACTGAATACTTCGCTCCGCAGACGGTTGTGTGGACGAGCAGCGCAGAGGATGTTAAAGTTTCTGCCGCCGGTGTTGTCACGGTCGATGCAGACGCAAAGTCCGCTACCGCGACGATTACCGCAACTTCCGCTTTCGACGCGAAGAAGAAAGCGACGTGTACGGTTACTATTAAGTAACTAAGTTACAGACGAATGGCCACGGCGTTAAATAGTGGTCGGGCGGGTAGGCGGGAATTTTTTAAAGGCAGGTGATTCTATGTCGATGATTGTTCCAAACTCGGAGGTATTCATTCTAAAGAATGTCCCTCTTGAACCGTCATTCGACCACACCATTTGGTTTGATAGCGCAGATCAGCAAGCTACGGCGTTTACTACGTATGCGCTTGCTTTTTATTTTGATAAAGTTTCATATCAGCGTTATCCTAGGCCATACATTACCTTGGACAAAACTGTCGATGAACTGCTCGGCTGCAATTACCTGATGTTCCGTAATACCGGTTATGGAGAAAAATGGTTTTATGCGTTCATTACGCAGGTTGAATATATCAGTAATACCACTTCGCGCATTTACTATACGATTGACCCCATGCAGACGTATTTGTTCGACGTTAATGTTGAGCAGTGCTTTGTTGAGCGTGAGCATGCCATGACTGACGCGATTGGTGACAACCTCATCCCCGAATCTTTTGAACTTGGCGAATATGTGTATGATGCTGATTATTTTCCGAATCTTTTCTTAAAAACTAATTATGTAATTTGTATTCTAGCTACATGGAAAGCCGTTTATGAAGATAACAAGTGGGTCATTAAAGATGCTTCTACCGGCGGCGTCGGCGGCGTGGATAGTGGCATTTATACCGGCCTGACAAAGAATCTTTGCGAATATGACCCAGCCAACCCTAAAGCTTGTACTGAAAAAGCGAACGCTATTATTGAGGCCGCTACGAAAGCAAATAAAGCGGACGGCATTGTTAGTATTACGATGTACCCGAAGTTTTTCATGAATTGGTCAATTACCGGCGATTTGGCTACCGGCCTTGTCCCGCATACTGTTGATTCTATTCCAGCTTTCACCGGCACGTTTGACGGCTACAGGCCAAAAAACAATAAACTATATACTGCTCCATTTTGCGGGGTGTATGTCGATAATCTTCAAGGCAATGCGGCGAACTATGCTTATGAATACTTCTCAAATAGGAAGCCAACATTTAACATTGTAGGCGTAGTAAACGGCAATCTTGAATGTGCGTCTATACCCCTTAACTATAAAGGGCTTCCAACAAACTTTCAGGAATCGCTTATTATGGGCGGTTTTCCGCAATGCGCGTGGAATGTTGACACTTTCAAGGCGTGGATTGCGCAAAACAAGTATGCTATTGCTGCTGGAGTTGCTAATACTGCTATTGATACCGTTAAACAAGTTGCAGGTGCAGTTGCTGGCGCGGGTTTGGCTAGTGCCGCCACTGGCGCAGCGGCTCAGGCCGGCAATGTTTCACAATTTGCTGGGGGTTATGCCAATCAGATGGCGGCTCAGCAGAATTTGACAGAAGTAAATGCAGCTACTTCTGGCGATGTTCTAAGTAAAACAATCAACTTGGTTGCTCAGGTTAAGACAGCATCCACTCAGCCAAATCATGCCCGCGGTCAGCAGTCCTCTAGCGTGTTTTGCGCTATGGGTTATCAAGGCTTCCACTATATGCCTTACCGCATTAAAGGGCAGTTTGCCCGAATCATCGACGATTTCTTTTCCATGTACGGTTACAAGACGAACCGCCTTAAAGTCCCTAACCGCAACGGCAGAAAAGCATGGAATTACGTCAAGACTTGTGGCTGTACTCTTACAGGCAGTGCTCCCGCAGACGCGACCGCCGCGCTTGTGCAGATTTATGACCGCGGTATTACTTTCTGGCGCTGCATTGACCTGTCTGCCGGAAACCCGTTTACGCGCGTAGGCAACTACTCGCTCGATAACTCGCTTTAAGTAGGTGATAACAATTTGAGTAAACCATACCGAAACCCTAAAGGCTCTCACTCGCGCCAGTTTTGGGAAACGGCCTACGATAACACAACCCGGTATCAGTTTTACTTCAACAAGCTAACGGAAATTTCAACCTCTTTGTTCACGTGGGAAAATCTCCCGCCGAGCGTTGACCCGCGCTTTTTGGAGTTGTGCCTGTTTTCTACGGGCTGTGCCGTTTTCTTCAAAGATGATGTTCTTTCAGAAGCAGCGCGACTAGAGGGCAAGGAAGATTATGACAAGCAAGGCTATCTTGCTTTGCGCGTTATGGCGAATGGCCCGTTTGATGTGTACAACACACCAATCAACCGAGTGGCATACGCTTCAAGCGTTGGTAAGAACCAATGGAAATTGGACAACACCAATTCTGTTCTTATCTGGAATAACCGCCTTAGACTTCCGTCCGCTTATGAGGCTTGGGTTTATGCACACCGCCTCGAAAATATTGACCGCGATGTTGATGTTAACGCAGCGGCGCAGAAAACCCCGGTTATCGTGACGTGTCCCGAATCTCAGCGCCTGACGTTTAAGAACCTCATGATGCAGTACGACGGGAATGTCCCAATCATCTTTGGGGACAAAGACCTGAATCTCAACAACATTCAGGTTCTTAATCCGGGAGTACCTTATACGGCAGCGCAGCTTCAAGACCTTAAACGGGAAATTTGGAATGAAGCACTGTCAATGCAGGGTGTCCCGAACCTTACAATCTCCAAACGTGAGCGACTTGTTACCGACGAAATTCAACAGGCAACTGCTGGCACATCCGCTTGCCGAATGTCAAAGCTAGAAGCACGTCAGCAAGCCGCCGAGCAAATCAATAAAATGTTCGGGCTTAATATTAAAGTTTCTGTTAATTCTCTTTATACGTCTGGTATTTCCGACGACGATGGAAACACCGTTAATGACTGGCTTGACCCGAACTCTGACGGCGGGGGTGAACCGAAAGAATGAGCTTATACACAACGCAAGTAAGATTCATTTGTGAATCGTTGGTAGATGATGTTACCAAACCGATTGACGAAATTATCGGCATTGCCGCTCCTAAAATGTTCCCCATTGGCAGCACGGGTAGAGAAGATTCACCGTTTAAGCGCTGCGTCATTCCGTGGGAATTTGTTGATGGGCCTACCACCTATTATATTTGTAAGCGTATCCTTGCCCACTATTATACCCGTGAAATCGGCTGGGAAACGGCGGCACTTTGGGTGTTCCACATGAATGAGCAGCTCGCCGAAATTGCGCCGTATTATACACAGCTTGTTAAGTCTACGTTCAACAGTATTCGTGATTTTACGGCTGAGGACATTGAAGCGTTGTATGGTGACACCGATCTTGTACGTACATTCACAGGTGACTATAACAACAAGGCTCTTGGCGGCAGCACAAACAACAACACTATTACCGCTGATAATTACAACCTTGACAGCGACACGCCGCAGAATGGCCTTGTGTCTGTGAAACCCGCTGAGGATGCTGCGGGCATGGCGTACCTGTCCTATGCCCGTCGTGCATTGATTGACCAGAAGAACGACAACACCGAATCGCATAATGAAACGTCTGACAGAAAAGCCAACACCACGGAGACAATCAAAGGTAAATCTGGTGGCAAGGCTAGAATTGAACTTATGAAAGATGTTGCTAGTTCGCTTATCAATATTGAGCGTAGAATGGTTGGCGAACTTTCAGCCGAATTTATGAACGTATGGTAAAGGAGTGAAGTTATGGACACAGTTAATATGTTGAATACCATGAGATTTTACTGCCAGCCCATTCTCCCGCTTGTGTATGACGAAAGCATGAGTTACTACGAAACCCTTTGTAAGGTAGTTGGTCAGCTTAACACCACTGGCGACGCAGTTAATAAACTTAACGAGGGTTTGACGAACGAAATCGCTGATAGACAGGCAGCAGACGCTGCGCTTGATGAGCGCCTGAAAAAGATTGAAAGCACAAACACAAAAATTCATTTCATGGCTTTTGCCGGTACGCCTCCGCATAAGGCTAAGCCTGTTCTAGCCATGCCGAAAAGAGACGAATTGCGTCAGTGGGTAACAGATAGGGACATGATTGTTACCCTATTGGAAACCACCGATGAAGGTAGTAATATAGTATATGCTGCGTCATGCGGCTATAATGCCCCAAATTGGGAAAATGCATCATTTGATGGCTTTAATATTATCGTCCCTATCAGTACAGCTTACGACAGCGAAGGAGACTACGCCGTTCGTCAGAAAATTGCAAAAATCACGATTCCGCCCGCTTCTGCGGCTTCTCTTGATGAGGAATGGGGTTTGCAGATTATCGAGATTAACACCCCGTATACCTCTGCCGAGGGTATTGTTAATTTTACTGCCACAGCGGACGGTGAAACTGTAACAGCTAATATCACCCCAGCAGACTTTATCAGGATGTTCGATGCAGCTAGCGTTACAAGCAAACTTTGTGTCGGCGTAAACGCTAGACTGAATTACAATGCGCTTGAACTTGGCTCTAGCGTGGCGACTGTTTATGACAATTCCACGGCTAAACGTGAGGTTAGAATTACCTTTATGCCCGACCCTCACGCGGGACGGCGCGACTATGTTCCTAGCGAAATCTTTGATATAGTAAATATTGTCGGTGACAAGGATGCAAATACGTGGAAGATTGAAACATTCGGCACTGAACTGTTTGATTTTCAGAGATATGAAGGTTTCCGGTTTATTAGAAAGGCTGGAGACATTATTGAAGCGGCCGAAGATTGCGACCCCGTAAGTGTAGCGCGGTATTATAATAACTTCCATGGTTTCCATGGTAAGGACTATCAGAACTTGCCTGTTCGCTTGATTGATACAGTCGATAATGCAGATTACTGGAACGGAACATTTGATATGTACGGCGATAATCACATGACGTTTACTTTCGTCACGTCCAATTACGATACGGCTTCCGATAAAATGCTTGTTCGCATTATCGAGCTTTCTGCTCATGTTAATGACGCGGCATGGAAGTATGGGGTGAAGGAATTTGACCCCATTACTGTAACTTCTACCAAAGTTACATCCTTGGGCTACGATGCGTCAAAAGGCGCGACAAAATGGACGGTTATTTTTGACGAAAGTTTTGATTCCATTCTTGCGAACCTTGCGGCGAACAAGCCGATGAAATTCAATATTACTTTGCCCGACAGCACTACCGGCTTGTCTGTTTCGTTTAATACTGGCTATGTGTCAGCAGGTAATGACAGTGTCTATATTTTTACAGGTACAGTTGGTAATTCTCCTGTCACGCTGAGTATTACTAAGCTTGGCTCTGCCACTGTGTATTTGTATGAGCCCTATCTCCCAAGCCCGAACCCGGACGACTCCGACAGTGGAAAGATTTTGTCCGTTAATGGCCACAAGTGGGAAATGCAAAAGCCCTCGACCGTTTCTCTCGAGGATGGTGCTGTGACCACACAGAAACTTGCGGACAGGGCTGTCACTGATGCCAAACTCGCAGACGGCGCAGTTACTACGTCAAAAATTGATAATGCGGCCGTGACTGACGATAAACTCGCGGATAGTGCTGTGACTACGTCAAAAATTGATAATGCGGCCGTGACTGACGATAAACTCGCAGACGGCGCAGTGTATGGCTCTAAGATTAAGGTTGGCGGCATGAGGAGCGACGCGTCAGAACGGTGGTCGCCTACGGTAATTGTTTCAAAATCCGGAAAGGTTACAATTAGTGACAAATACTTATACTATTTTCCGGGGCTTGATGCTGTTTATTTTAGCTTGACGCTGAGCGGCTTTGAGGACGCTGACATTGCAGGTGTTATAGGCATCGCCATGAACGTTTCTACCCTGATTAACGGAATCTCACTTCTACCCAAAATTGAGGTTGGGTTTCCTGCGCAATTCTTTGTTCAGTCCGCGAGCGGCCTTTCTCCTAACTCTATGGTTTCCCCCGCCTATCTTAACGAAAATGGTTTGCTTGGCATAGTCCTGACCGAAGACGCGCCGGGAGCTCTAACGACCTATGCCACGATTAGCGGGTGGTATCTAGTTGATAACCCTAGCTCTAACTAATTAACAACTTATCAAAAAGGATGGATGGTAACATGATTATTATGAAAGAAGATGAGTATGCATGACTACTGCTGACCTTCGTGAACTTCTCGTTGCAACTGCCCGTGCCTACATGGGCGCGAACACTTACAACGGGCAGAAGCAGGAAATTATTGATATCTACAACAAAAATCAGCCTAGACCCAGAGGCTACAAAGTGCAGTACAGCGACGCATGGTGTGCTACATTCGTCAGCGCTATGGGGTACATTGCGGGATTTTCCCGCATTGTATTCCCGGAGTGCTCTTGTCCTGAAATGATTACCAAATATATGTTTGCCAACTGCTGGGAAGAGCGAGACGACTATGTACCGAAGCCGGGTGACATTATCTTTTACGACTGGGATGATAGCGGTCACGGCGACTGTACCGGAGTGCCCGACCATGTTGGTATTGTTGAAACCTGCAATGGCTACAATATCACAGTTATCGAGGGCAACAAGGGCGACGCAGTTGGCAGACGGAATTTGATTGTCAACTCCCGCTACGTGCGCGGGTACGGTGTACCGAATTATTCGCTGCTTGCTGATGAGAAAGACGAACCTGAAACTAAACCTGAAAGTGAGGAAGATGAAATGGTTTATCACAATCTGAATGAAGTCCCCGATTGGGGGAAAGATACTATCAAGGCTCTCTGCGATTGCGGTGCTCTTGGTGGTGTCGGTAATGGCGACCTTAACCTGAATGAAACTCTGCTTAGAGCGCTTGTTGTAATGAAGCGCTATATGGATAGGAAGTAAGCCAAAATGGAAAGCAAGTATTACGATGGCACAAAGCTGCTAAGCCTAAATGACATTGACGGCAATCGCCCAGAAATTTATATCTGCACCAGCAACAGAAGCGCGGGCAAAACTACATGGTTCAACCGCTATGTTGTGCGTAGATATCTTAGAGGTAAGGGAAAGTTCTGCTTGATTTATCGCTACAAGTATGAATTGCAGGATTGCGCGGACAAATTCTTCAAGGAAATTGGGGCACTGTTCTTTCCGGGGTATACGCTCACGCAGCAAATGTCTGAAAGCAAAGCCTTTGTCCATTTGATGCTTGCAAAAGACGGCGGTGAGGCTGAGTGTTGCGGTTATGCCGTGGCACTCAACTCCGCCGAACAGGTGAAGAAATATTCACACTATCTTAACGACACAACCGTGCTGTTGTTCGATGAATTCCAAAGCGAAACCGGGGTGTACTGCCCCAATGAAATGAATAAGTTTATTTCAATTCACAAGTCGATTGCAAGAGGCGGCGGAGAACAAAGCAGATACGTGCCTGTGATTATGATTAGTAACCCGGTTACTGTTCTGAATCCGTATTACTCTGCTATGGGAATCAGCAGCAGACTGAATGATAAGGTGAAGTTCATGCGCGGACATGGTTTCGTGCTGGAACAGGGCTACAATGAAAGCGCCGCAAAGGCGCAGGCCGAAAGCGGTTTCTCTAAGGCGTTCAGCAAAACCGCATACGTTGGGTTCTCCGATAGCGGTAAATATCTTAGTGATAATCAGGCGTTTGTCGAAGAAATGACTGGCAAGAATGTGTACCTATGCACGATTAAATATCACGGGAATGAGTATGGCGTGAGAGAATACCCGGAAGCAAATAAGTTTGGCAGTATGCTTTACTGTTCGCCGTCTGTTGACCATACACACCCCATGAAAATCACAGTCAACACAGACGACCACGATGTTGACTATATTCTCGGCGGCGGTTATGATAGCCTAATTGCCCTACTGAGACACCAGTTTGAAATGGGCAGATTCAGATTCAAGAACCTTGAAAGCAAAGAAGCCCTTATTAAAACAATCTCCTGTTGAGGTATCTGCACCGCGTCCCTGTTGTGCCACGGCAAGAGGCTACTGGGTGAAACCAGCTTGACGATGGTTATCGGTATTAGCGACCGCGCAGCAGCAAGCGGTGTTTTAGATATAGTTATACCCCCTATCTTTATGGTAGGGGGTGTAATTTTTATTCGTCTGTTTTATTGCCTATTACATCCACAAGGTCAACGAAATCGCTAATGCTAAACCTGTAGAAACCAGTAGAATAATGTGTACTTGCTTCCTTGCCGCAATGCGGGCATCTAACTTTTAGGTCATTTGGAGAAAGATAAACTTTGGCTTTTTCTCCGCATTGGCACTCTGGGGCTTTAATAGATGGCATTGTTATTATCATTGCTGTCACTCCTTATCGTTATCCCCATTGCTCAGCCATCGCCTTAGCAATCCCAGGGTATGTTTTGCTCCTGGCTTTTGCTGTTCGTGGGTCATTCCAGCGCAAAATTTTTCCATTTTCATCCCTGGCATAATTCGCAGATGCCCCTACGCTATATCCGCCCGGCAGTATTTCTCCAGGATTTACAACATTCGTTGGAATGAGAGACGGGAGATTTTTAAGCCATAGACAAGTTGTTTTTCTTGCAGGATGCCCAAACTGATACGGCTGTACGATGCAATCTGGTTTGCGGTAATGCGTTGACATATAACCAACCGGATTCTCGACGCAAACACAAGGAATGTCCGCCTCGATAAAAGCCATAAAGAATTCAGCTGCTTCTTTTCTTGCTTTTAATCGTTCAATCGCTCTGTCTCCATATCGTTCGACGTTGAACCAGCGGTTTCCAGATACGGTAAGGTAGGTGCAGGGCGGATGCGCAATCAATAGATCCCAGCTGCCAACATCGTGAGTTAGCCCATCCATCGTAATCACGCTCCCGCCTTTAACGGCTTCGAGAGCGTCGCCAAGAATGTGCCATTCGTGCCGCCCTCCTGACGGCTCTTGAATATCGCAAGAATACGCCTCGTGGCCTCTTTCCCTGAACGCGGAACAAACCACCTGGCTCTCTTCACAAGCAACTAAAACTTTCATAAATTTAACCCTCCTTAAATTGAAATGTTGTATCTACAAGTACAATTCCGCCAGGTATTCTCTTCGGGCGCAACTTCCCCGGAACGCACAAACCGACTTTGAAGTCCTCAATGCTTCTCCGTTCAAGCAGGAATTCCCGTTCCATATCGTTTTCAGGCTCGATTCCTTCATCTTCTCCGCACGACTGTAAGAACAATTTCTTGCTGCGCTGCGGCATACCTGCGCACTTCATGTCATAATGCGGCTGCACTTCTTCATGGTTCTCTTTAACAACGTGTTCGACGTAGGTTTTCTGGCGCTGGAACAGGCCGTAGTCCCATTCACTTTCGCACTTCCAGCAACCATATGTGCGCGGGTGCTCTGTGATTCCTTTTACTACTTCCGGGCTGCAATTCAAGTGGATGCTGTCGGTATCAGCATAACAAAAGTGCTCATAATTCGCTTGCGCAGCGCGGATAGTGTAGCAGCGCGCATAACTTGTAATTGCTGCCCCGATGGCAATGTAGCCAGGGGTTTTATCTTGTGCGTAGTTCGGGTAAAAGCCGATAGATGTATCATCCTTTACATACGCCACTTTGAAACTGCTATCCGGTGACGCTGCGGTCTTGCCGTACAGATTGTTTGAGAATAGCTTAGCAAGATAGCGAATACCGCCCGTACTGTTTTCCTTAATCTCTCTATATTTGTTAAGATACTTGTCGAATATTCCCTTCCTTGTCTGGAAATAACATCCATCAAGAATCTCTAAATCAAACACGTCATAATGCTCGCGGAATAGTTCATAATCAGAACAAGTCATTGTGAGCGTCACGAATGGTTTTACTTTCTCGCCGTCGCAATTTATAATTGTATCATGGTATATGCCTGTGCGCGGGTTATACACGTCGGATGTTTTCAGCCATTCCGTACCTTTATACAATGGGTTGCCTTTGATTTGCACTGTGGGCAAATAGCCTTGCCGCAGTTTGAACCGGCATTTGAAGCGGATAAAATAATAATCTGGCTTATACCTGCTGCCGTCTCGCCTTTTCTCGCCCAGTGTGCAGCACTCCGGGATGTAATTGCCGCGCCAAAAGCTGGGCAAACCTTCGGGATATTCATTGCCGGACATACTGTGCATAACATACGGGTATAAAGAATTCACATCGAATGTGCAGCCCTTGATTTGGGGCTTCCCGGAAAACTTTGGGTTCACATAGCACCATCCGCCTTTATATGCCCGCTGAATATACCGACCGATACACGGAGAACCGTATATTTCTTCATCAATATGACGCTGCCACAAATTGGGGTATTCCTCTTTGTAAATCGAATCCCCGCCTAGTGTTTTCTTCCATTCATCAAAGCAGCACGAACCAATGGTCAAGCGTGTATGGCCTTCGGCAAATGTTGTTTCAAGACACTCTTTCAAAACAAGCACGTCGTTTGCTATGTAATCATATTCTTCCGGGCTAATGAAGCCGCCCGCATGACGTTCACCCTTGTATTCCATTTCAAGTTTCTGGTGCTTTGTTTTGAATGATTCACCCAACTTTTTAAGCGATAGTGGCAGCAACTTTAGACTATCACGAATTTCAATAATTTTGCCATTAGCGCCCTTAATTACGATGCTGTACCACACGCCTTGTTTGTCAGCAATCATATACTTAATGCTTTTCGCTGGCATTTCCTTGTCGTTTTCCCAGACTGTTCCCTCAAATTGGCTTTCGCCGGTATGAGTATATGCCTGTTTCCAACCTAGTTGTGAAATAAAATAGTCAAGGATAAAAGCGCCGTCGAATTTCAGGTTATGGAAGTATAGGATTTGGCGCCGGGCATCATGTGAAAACATATCGTCGAAGAATTCACTGATTGACTTACAAACAGTTACTTGCTCTGACTTTCCGCCTATTTCGACATACGCAGCAGACCAAACTTCCGTATATTCCTGACCCTCGAAAACGCTTGTTTCAAAATCACAGGCATAGCGGGGAACAATAGCCCGTGGTTCAATCTGCTGTTTTTTCTTTTTAGTCATCGTAAAATTCGCCCCAATCAATGCTATCATAGTCATTTGCATAGTGATAAATTTGTTCGTCTGACAAACGCATCTCTTCGGGCAACCATGCCTGCATTTTACCGATGTAGGCAAGAGCGTCATGTTCGCGGTATTTCACGGAATAGTCGGGCAGACCATCTTCTTCAAGGCCGCGCTTAATCATTTCTGCAACTTGTCTTACACTTCGCGTATCAAGTAACGAATTGAACCACGCTAAGAGCAAATACGCACCTTGCGATTCATACTTCTTGCCGGGGGTGATAAATTCTTTAAGGAATTGGCGGTAATTTTCGATAGTCAACTGAGCTTCCGAAATGCTATCAATTTCACGGATGTATTCATGCGTAAAGCCCTTTAGTTCTTCGGCAGTATAGTCCTTGATATGCTCATAAGCATAACGCGCGTGCTTTGAAATAGCATAACCTTTTTTCTCAGAATATCGAATTCTAGCTTTGAAATTTTTGGCTTGCTTTTGCCATTCGGTTAAGGGTTTACTTTTACGCGCCATTGTTATTCACCGTCCGTTAGCCATGATTTCCAGCATTCAAGGCAAGACCGGCCGTCGCAATCTTCATAAGCTAGCCGACTGCAATGGTCAACTGTCACGCAAGGCGGACAACAGTGCTCGATTATCTCCACAAGTTTATCCGTGGGAATATAAACATAAGAAGGGTTATTCATAATTATCCTCACTTTCTTTAGAGAGCCATTTCAACCAACAGGCGCGGCAGGTATCTATGACAGAACCATTATATAGCCCATAATAAGCCTCGTCATCTTGAAGAATACAATAAAAGTCATGATTGATACCCCACAGGTTTCTAGGACAGCCGGTTTCTGCCAGTAATCTAATGTTATCTTCATTTATATCGATAATCATACCATAGTAAATCCTTTCTTTGATCTCACAACATCGAAAATCGCATAATATTCGTTTTTGCTGATTTCATCTTTTACCTTTCGTGCGATAATATCTCCATTCGTACAATCAATAGCGCGGGCCATGAGATTGCCAATACCGTAACAATATTTATAGCACTCCTGAATGATTTCATAAGCGCGTTTAGTCCCTAAAGATTTTTCAAGACCAATCGAAAAATACACGTTCGATTTGCTACGCATCGCTCTCTGTAGCGAACGCCAGCCCGCATCCAAATAGCCCATAAGGAATTTATCATAATAAATAGACAACCTCAAAATGTTGTCGTCCTCTGACATAACAGCGCTAATCTCTACGTGTTCGCCAAGTTTATCGCGCGGGAACGGTTGAATGTTTCGGTTTTTACGGAAAATATAGATTGCGTCGTTATAATCACTTGCATCAAAGTTTGACAAACACCGTGGCGGCACGTCGGGAAACGGGCACTCAAAACACGACTTTGCGTATTTACAAGATGACACCAAATCACCAACCAATCAACATCGGAACGAAAACACAAATAGCCACAAGCAGCGCGCCAATAGCGGAACAAATAAGATATTCAAGGAACGTTTTCATGGTTATGCACTCCTATCTTAAAGTAACGCGGGCGAATGTAAATTACACGCGCCCGCTAGTTTGATTACTTCTGATACGTTTTCTTTTTGGGCGTGTCAGCAGACTGTGGCTTGCTTCCGCAGAATTCAGCATTTGTGACCTGAACATTCCACGACGAATGCTTTTCGCCACCCTCATCCTGCCAAACGTCGCAACGCATTTCGCCGCTAAGAAGAATTTCCTGGCCTTTCTTGAAATGCTCATTCACGAATTCAGCTGTAGAGCGCCACGCGGTGCAGCGGAAAAAGTCCGTTTCATCACGATTGAACGTCCGGTCAACAGCTACAGTAAAATTTGCAACGGGAACGCCGTTCATAGTTTTGCGCATTTCGGGGTCAGCGGTGAGCCGGCCTTTGATAACGATATTATTCATAATCTTTTTTCCTTTCCGCCCGTATAGCCGATAGCGCAGCTTTGTGGTTTTTTGGTTAGTCGATTTTCTCAGCGAAGCGGGTAAACGTTTCCATACTCATGGAAAACACGTGCTCATCCACGCTGATAACGTCGTATTCACCGAGGAATTTCACGTTACCTTCAGCGCAACGTTTCTTAAGCTCCGCGCGGATTGCGGCAGCGCCCATGTCAACAATGTTTTCCGTGCGTGTTTCAAAGCCGTTTTCAGTCTTGACAGGGTATTCAACGTTCAGGAGACGGATGGTTCTGCTAATGTTTTTCATAACTTTTTCCTTTCTGCGCCTAATCGGGCGGCGCGGCCCTCTTTTAATCTAGAGCGTTACCATCATCGGGCAGCGGCGCTCATCTCGCTACGACGTTCCTAAAAAGGAACGTTTCGGATTTAAGATTAGTCTCGCCAAAAGACCTCCACGTCGAACGTGTCAGGGGAGTCGGATTCACAAACGTTCATTGTGTTCGGAAAACCAAAAGCGACACAATCCCACTGAAACACTTCATTTTCAAGGAGCGTTTTGCGCGCAGCACCATCCCCATAAATATACGTCCCGTTCTGATTTACAGTTACAATTTCGTGGTCAATTTCAGCAATTTCAAGCGTATACACGCGGCGACGTTCAGTTGTAAGGTTGCCGTATTTCATGGAAATTATCCCCCCTTAATTAAAATACCGTGTCCACGACGGTCAAAATAGTTACCCACAAGTCAATGTATTGCGTGCTCCAGCCGGAATAATCTCCCTTCTCAAATTCGGCTTTACCGGTGATAACATAACCTACTTGTTTTACACTCCCGCCGGGCATATCAACAAACATTTCGGCCTTGTTTTTAATAGCGTTGTCAGAAACGCTCACAATCCCATGTTCGTTAACGCGCTCACGATAAACCGACAGGGCAAGCTCCACGGTGTCCGCGTTTATACACATCTCCGGGACACTGTCCTTGTCAATAAACCATTTTTTGCAGTTATAATCTTTCATTGTGGTTTTAGTTTTGAAAATATAATTCATAATATATTCCCCTTTTCCCATTAGTTTTAGCGCTGCTCTGCATTTATCCAGGCTTGCAACCGACCGGCATAAACCGGGCTGCATTAGCGCCGTGAGGCGTTTATTTAAGAGCTTTTTCAAGGGCGGGAAGCTCGTCCGGGCTATAAAATTCCCCGACTTCCATTGCGCGCCATACGCGGGCGGACAATTTCGGGAAATTCAGCTGCGTGAGCAACTCGTTAACGTGGCGCAACGTCGTAACGCTGTAGCCGTTCCAAAGCTTTTTGACGAACGGCGCGCCGTCGGCGGCAACAAACAGCGAAACGACAACGGTGTCATATGAACGCAAAGTATAGCACACGTCATTGCCGTTATAAGCCTTAACAACATTCGCTTTACCGTAGAAAGATTTTTGATTTGTGCGCAGCGGCTTCAATTCATAAATTTCATATTCCATTATATAATCTCCTTTTTCTGTTGTACTCAGGAAACCAGGCTTTGCTTTCTTGCTTGCCCCTT